GATAGTCTTGAAACTAAAGTATCTGTGACTGATGAAACTAAATTGTATGTCGGGCGATTTGGAGCAAGTGTTGAGATTTGATCCATCTTTGAAAGATTAGAACCAACAAATGAGTAAAGAGATTGTCCACCATAAAGCCTTGCAAATTGTGCTGCTTGTCTTTGTCTAAATTGCTGTGCTGATTTTAAATAAGCTACAGTTGCGACAAGTTGCTTGGCTCGAGCTTCAGTTTCCTTTTCCTCCCACCAACGATAGCCCTTAGTTCCTAATTGACCATCATCTTGGGTTTTATAAATGCGTGTAGCTCTGCCAATGGTCTTATCTTTTAAAGTTGTTTTTAAGCTCATTGAGTTTCAGCTTCCAATGGTGGAGTGGCAGAATAATAAAGTAGTTCCTCTTCAGTAAGCTCTCTATCCTCTGCCATCTCAGTTTCTTGTCGTTGCTTGTATCGAGATTGCGGTGCTTCCTCAGAAAGTTTGAGCTTTAAATCTTTATTCTCAAACTCAAGGACACCCTTTTCTCTAAGCAGTTTTAATAGGTCTTTTAATTGCTTCAGGTCATTCATTTGGGTCTGTTTCTTTTTCTTTCTTTGATAATTTGACCTACTAAAGAGTAGTCATCGTCGCTCGGGTTAGAATCAACATCGTGCTCCTCATCCTCAATGTAATGCACGTTTGAGAAATCTTCTGAATCTGCAAACCAAGCTTCATGGTCACGCATTGATTCTTCTGCTTCGTCCTCTTCAACTTCTCCGCCCTCTGCCATTTTCTTCCTTGAGTGCATGATTTCATCAATTACTGAACCACCATGAGCGAGTTTTCCAACTTCAGACTGGGAGTGGCCCATCCGCATAGCACTGGTTTGTTTTGCGAGGCGCGGGTCCATCGGTGCTTGATGACTTGGATGTAGCTTCTGATTTTGTACTGTTCCACCTTCCGCAAGCTTGGCAACTTCTGAATGAGGTTGTCCAACCTGCATTGCCTTTTTTTGGGTTTCATGCACCTCACCACCCTCTGCGTAGCATCCTGCATTGCATTTTACTGGTCCACCATGAGCGCATTCTGCCATTCCCCCTTTGGCCATCATTTTTTGTCCACAATGTTCACAATGCGTATCTTTCTGTTCAACGTGTTTCACTTCTCCCCCTTGATTCATTTCTGCGGTTTTTTTAAAAGTAGGCTCCTTTTTTATTAAAAGGCGTTACAAAACAGTCTACTTTGAACAATTTTTAGATTTTTTTAACTTTGTAAGCTTTAGGATGGTTGTTTTTAGAATGGTGTGGCTATCCATGTTCATGAAGTCATCAGGTTCTTCTGTAAGCCAACTTGCTAAATATATAGCCTTCTTATCTGTGTTTAAGACTTCCCCTATAGCTCTGCACTTCATAGGGGATGCGATACCACCCGCAGTGCACACATGGTCTAAAAATTCTACTTCTACGATGTCACCCTTTTTTACTCTCATGGTTGATACACCACGTTATTAAAGTAAGCAGAATAAGCAGCATTTTGAATTTGAATAGAAATAAGCTGGTGATAGAAAGTGCCGTTTTGTTTATGATAAGTTATTCCAAAGCCATGAGTCCAATCACTGATATCCAATATGTATTCAGCAGCTTTGAGTTGATTCCCAAGCCAGCCTATATTCAAGCCTACAAAGTCATTACCGTGTGCGTTTTGTATGTGATACTCCTGTATTTTATGTGTGTGTCCAAAGATAACTGAACTTCTAAACTTCTTTACCATTGCGGCCGCTGGATTCTCTCCCGCTCTCGAGCCATGAACACATACAAGATTACCAATTTTGTACATTCCTGATTGACCATAGGGCACATACAGAATGTCTTTAGGCAGTCCCATAATCTCTTCATTCTTAAATATACCTGACAACTTTGGAGCATGGTCATTTATGTATCTAATCAATCTTCTCTCATGATTGCCCTCTAAAAACACAACTTGTTTATGAGGAACGGTAGTAAGTAGTTCGTCGAGAGCTCCACGAGCTTCACTCATTTCATCTTTCCAAGTTTTCCAGTCCATCATCGGGTCTTTGGCGTGTCTACTTACAGAGTAGAAATCGAAGAAGTCACCATGAATGACTATCACATGAGGCTTTAATTCTTTGCCTATATCGAGGAGGATTTTCCATGCTGCTTTATTAACAAAAGGATGATGACAGTCCGAAACGTGTAACACCCTCTTAAGTGTACTCAAGTCTCACCGCCTGGTTGTAAATTTTAAGGGAAAATCTAAAGATGATTAATTTTATAGAAACTTTGAAAGTTTTAATAGTCAGAAGTTGACCCGATTAACTACTCCAATTGGGTCATTGCAGTAACATTCAGTATTCATTGGAGTAATAATTCTAAACTATTTTTTTAAAATAAACATTCACACGGCTTGTTAGGTTCTTTTATGTCGCAAGCAGTTATTTGTTTTTTAACCTTAGCCCAGAATGTCATTGGATTAATTTTTTCGCTTGGCTCTACATTAAGTTTTTTCATGGATTCAAATAATGATTCAAGTTCACTTAATGAATTATCTTTAATGATTGTATATCCAATCTTGTCCTCTGCTTCTTTGGCTTTATTCCAGATGTCGGGTCTTGTGCAATAAACAACATACCAATGCTGCTTACCAGCTTTAAGGCATCCAATACAATTTGCATGCTTAAATTGTGCGTAAGTAAGCGGTGGTTCTATTCCAATTTCCTTTGTTGATTGAACGGTTCTGGGCCAAAAAGCTAACGGAAAATCCGTTTTATATCCTTGAGCTCCAAGTATTTGAGAACGTCTTTGTATTCGATGTTTTTCGTTTGCATCAAAGCCGTAATAGATAATGCAATTTTTGTCTTCAAAGTTTTGCTTTAGGTATTTTTCAAATGGTTGTGTTTTAAGCCTGTGAGTACAAAGTGCCGTTCCATTACCGACCTTAAAAGCTTGTGCGTCAATCACCACGTCAAATTGATCCTTTGTTTCTACGCTTGGCATGTTGGCATAGGTTATTGGAGTTTTTAAATGTTCAGCAATTTCTTTTTTAAACCTTTTTATGTCTTTGTGCTCTACCGAATGATGAATGTCGTGGTTAAGCAATATCAAATCTTGATTGCCGTATTTTCTAAATACTTCAATTGCCACCAATGCAGAAGAATGCCCTCCAGAGTAACAAACAATATGCTTTAATTTATTCCCCATAATAATTTGATTCGTCATCTTCAGATTGCTTTTGACGTTCCCAAGCCTGATTCCACATATCATCTTGTTCTTTTTTGTACCATTCTTCGCTATACGTTTTTATTTGTGGCTTGGGTGTTTCATATAACCAATGCAATGCTTCTCTAAATGCATAAAGAACTGCGTCACAGATGTCAGAATGAAACGTGTCTTTTATCTTAAGCTTTGCTTCTGGGTCTTGATTGTCTCTATCCCATTCCACCAATCGGCAATCTTCTGCGAAGCGGGATGATTTGCGGGCAAAAAATCTCCTTGTTCGCATTGCATCATTGAGGATTTCAATATATTCAAATTTTCTAGCTTTCTCGGCTGGGCTAATTGGCAATGCGTATCGCTTCCTAATTTCCTCCGCAATTTTTTTACCGAGGCCACCTGTGTCCATGACAACACGCAAGGGATTGAATCGCTTGATAAATGCTTCGAGTTGATTAGCAAGTTCAGTGACCCCTTGCTTATGTGTAATAAGCTCTTCGACCAAATAGGCTTCTTTAAGTTGTTCATTCCAGCCAATGACACAAATGGCATCGGCATCATTGAATCCGATGTCGACACCAATGACGTAATTCCACTCGCCTGTAATTTTTGGTAGTTCTCTAAAGTCATTCAATTGCTCGTTGTATCTAAAGACCAAGGCGTTAGGATCAAACGCCCATCGTCCAAAACATTCACGCTGGATACCAGGGTCTTCTCGTGTAACCCCTTTCCTATCGAGTTCTCTTTGCAATATTTCTTCATGGCTGAGCCCTGATTTAATTGGGAGCCATGGGTTGTCGAACATTGTCCAATAGTGGTGCGCCCAGCGATCTGATTGAGAACAGTCATAGAAATATCCAACTGGGACTGGACCGGGAGTTCCAATAAGCCGTAGACGTCCAGCGTAGTCAAACAGTCTCTTTGCGATAACTTCATCGACAAGTTCTTGGATGTAGCTCCTAAAAGCTTGGCACTCGTCAATATAGCAAAGTGCCAAAGCCAAGCCCCTAAACTTCTCAATTTCTGATTTATCTTTAGCGCCGCTGACATAAATCCTTGAGCCATTTTCAAACGTAATTGATAACTCACTCTCATTTATTTTAGCTCCTAGGTTATATTCTCTAACTATCTTTAATAAGTCGGGCCAAATAATTCTCTTAGCAGAAAGTCTATTAAGAGTGATGTATAAGCACACGATTCCACTTCTGTTGAGAGAAGTGTGAACCAAATCTGCTGCGCATCCGACTGTTTTTCCAGCCCGGACGCTACAGACAGCCGTTGCAAAAGGGCTTGGGTCTGTAACAAATGCGAGCTGTTTTCCAAAACAAAAGTCCTCAAGCGAGAAAGCTCGTTTTTCTTTTCTTGTGATCCAAGCTTTGGCGAGTGCTTTGGTTTTTTCATTCATTCTCTAATTTTTTCTTTAAGTATTCCTGTATCTGTTCTTCCGGAACCTTGTCTAAATCTATTCTTTGTCGTGCGTGTTGATCTAAATAATGCTCACTCATGTGTTTAATCATCGTGTCAGAGCCTTCTAACGCACGCTTCCATTGTAAGTCTCTGAGTTTTGCCCTTCCGCTTTGCCTAGCTTCCTCAACTATTGCCGCATAACGTCTATGAATAGTATCAGTGGAAACTCTAAAAAAAGCGGCTATTTCGGTTATGCTCCACTGTTTTTCAGCGCATTTTCTTAGTTGCTCGATGTCAATTACCTTTCTGGGTCTAGCCATGTGTTGCTTCCCTTTTTTGGAGCGTAGCGGTCGGATTTACACCGCCCTCTCCCTCCTGGTCGGAGAGCGCATCGTTATCTATGCTTGCTACGCATTTTTTAGGATAGGGTTTTTTTAATTTTTCAATTTTTTTCCTCATTTCCTCATCTAAAGGCATTAAATATTTGTGTTTTGGCTTGGCTTCTACCCATTCACACTGACTTCTTTTAATTTTTCCCTTTTTTACCAAAACGCTTAACGACCTTTCATGAATAACATTGTCGTTTATTTTTGGTAGCTTGCGAGGACTCGTAAGTCCGACATAAATCCAATTTGTTGCTTGATAGATGCCGCCATAATGTCCTTGGGCCGTGTCTGCAAACGATATTATTAATCTCATTCCAGGATTAGATTTTTTTAGCCATTTCAATGCAAGCGATAAAATTTTTGAAACGGGAGTTGTATGGTTTGTTAGAGCGATGCGTGTAAGTTCGCAGCCTTCCTGTTGTGTAATTTTATAAGTTTTATACAAATCGGGGTTTGCTCCGGGCGAAAATATTACAACCCCGATAAATTTGTCGTTTTCCCATGCGCCAATTTTTACCGTTTTGTTTACTGGCATTCGTTTGCTGTAATGCCAGTTTAGACACGCATATTTTGCTGCTTCGTGAGTCGCCCAATCAATTTTTAAGTTCGTTTTCATGAGCGTTAAATTGATCTCCACAATGGGGGCATTGAACTATTAAAGGTGCTTTTTGGTCTAATTGACTTTGATCTTCTATAGTTCCAGGTTCAAATTCCGGAACTACGTTAAAATTTTTTATTCCGAGCAAATCAATATCAAATGGTCCAAGCTCGCTTAAATCAGCATTAATGCCCTTGATGTCTAACTCAGCCCAACTAGCTATAGCATTATCACTTTGAACGAATAACCACTCTTGGTCATCATCCTCAAAGTCTTGATATACGACTGGTGCAGTGTCCCATTGATTAGCCTTGATAGCCATCAATGTCCCATGGCCTTTAACTATTTTATTTGACCGTTTACTAACAACAATTGGAGCTCTTATTCCCTGATACTTAAGGATTTTAGCAAGCCTTTCAATTTGGTCATCAGGATGTTTGTTTCTATTCTTTGGATGCGGTTTGAGTCTGTTTACCGAGACAAGTTCATCATATTTACAGTGAATATTCATCTTTGCACACTCTGTCATAAATTTTAGGTGCTGCCCAAGGGGCTACTTTTGCTTTAACAATTTTCTCAACCAGCAAACTTACTGGAGAGCAAATAAAGAAATAGCCAGCTCCGTATGAAGCGATACTGCAAGTAATATTAGAGGCCCAATAAGCTGCAACCGGGGCGAGACCGTTGTATCGCTCATCACTTACAAAATGGTCATAGAAATTAGCGTAGCCATAAACGCAGGGCTTAAATACTACTCGGATGCAGTAATTGATTGTTTTAATGTCGGTAAGCCTTAAAGTTCTACAAATTTCATAGCCGAGCTTTAGCTCTAAAAGCTCATATGCGACTGCAAGCCAATCAGAAAGTGGTTCAAAGTCTCCAATGTTTCTTGATTCAACGGCCTCGATGAGTTTTCCATCTAAAGTTTTCCATTGAGCTTCCATTTTGTAGGCTTCAGAGTAATAACCGTGTTTTTTTAGGTTTTTGACCCCAATTTTTACAATAGCTCTTAAAGCTAAATTACTTTGAGTTGCGGCCCTTTTAATATCGCTAAACTCTTTTTCTAGTTTTACCACTCTATTATTGGCGTCCTTTTTCTGGGCGGTAGTGTATATGCCGTTTCCATGTATTTCTTCCCAATCAGAGTTATCCACATAAGCTGTGCATAAACTTGTGAATGTTATTAATATTGCTAACAATTTAATCATTTTGATTGCTCCTTTATGTGATTCTCTTGATTGTCGTAAAACTTCTTTTCGTTAAATGCTTTTCTTTGTTTTAGCCATTCTTCAACTCTAAATTGCTCGAGCTCTTCTGGGTTCATGAGCATGATTTCTTCTGCTCGCTCAGTTAATTGTCTTTCTTTTTCTATTCTTTGAGTTTCATAGGCTAAAAGCTTTGCTGCTACTTCTTGCTTACCTTCAATTCCAAATTTGGCTAGAGTTACAATACATTCCCCAAGCCTATAGCTTTCGCCTTCTTTGTAAGCAATCTTTGTTGCTTTAACCTTGTGCTGTTGTTTGGCTTTGGGCCTCCACCAATCTTTAAATTTAGTAAAGCTTACGCTTAAATAAAAAATAAGAGCGTGAAGAAAATTAAAAATAAATCTCATTAATCTTTTTTCTTTCTAGCTACAACTTCAGGAGTGTTTTTACATACTAGAGATTCAAAAAGGCTTGCTGCAAGATAGCCACATCGGTTTTGGTATTCCCAATACACATCACCATTTTCTTGTCGCCACATCTCGAGCCCTGGATAAGTTTTTTGGTCTAGCCCTTTTTCTAAATGCTTATTAAGCCCGGCAACAAAAATTCTGTTTGAAGTATGAGCAAATTCTATTGGTTCTGTTTTATCTCTCATTATTTATTCTCCTCTAACGATTTAAGTAACAGTTCTTTAATATCAATTGGGCTTTTGCGCCAAGCTAGTTTTATGTAACTAAAAAATTTTGATCCATCTTGAAAGGCATAACCCAAAATCACATCTGGATCTTCTTTGAGACAGGCAATTTTTACTTTTTGATTCTCGAGTACATCCTCAAGGCGCTTGTGCTGAAGATTCATCCAAGTGGATTTTTTTAAAGTGGTGCTATTGGTTTTATCGTACCAATTATGTTGCAAGTAGGTTGCAAATAAAAAGGGATGATCATCTTTGGTGTGATTTCTTATGTGAATCAGTTGCTTCATATAGCTTCATTTATGTCTAACTTGAACAAATTTAAGACCAAACTCTATTTGCATTTTCTGAATTGCATACTCAACCTTGCGACGAGTGATATTTAAAATAGTTGCGATTTCAC